CGATCCTTCGCACGGTCATCGTTTTGGCCATCCTGTTCGTACTACTCATGGTTTACCAAAGTGGATGCCTCTTCATTCGCGCTCTGCCATCCGGCAGGGTTCGAAGAAAGTGCTCCGCTTTTGGTTAAGTATCCTATATATCTATAAGGTTATAGAAATGCCTTATAAATTGTCAGATGCAGTTAAGACCATATTAACGCCTGCCTTAGTGATTTCTCCTAAGGTTCAGTCGCTTATGGATTCTTACCGTGAGTTCTTAGATACAGTTTTTGTACCTGAGATACTCGGCGGTCCACTGCCTATACCTAAACATGAGGGAGGGCAATTCTTCACACCTGTCTCAGCAGGGCCTAATGGGGCTCCTGCTGTTAACAAGGTAGCGGAGGATGCAGCTGCTCTTACTGAGCAGCACCTTCTTAGTAAGAAAGAGAGTGATGGTGTTACGGCTCCTCAGTCAATAATACAGAAGATCATTTCGTTGGCAATGTCATTCGACATACCACTTGAAGTCTACGATATTACAGATTTGGGGAACCGTACCATTGAAACTCGGGAGGGTGATAGTGATCCTGGATACAAGGTGAAACCACCTAAGCGTCTCCTACATTCTCGGGTTCATATACTTGGAGAAGCAGCAGGTAAATTACGACCTGTTGTCATCTTTGATATATTTTCTCAGAGGGTGTTGAAGCCGCTCCATGATTCACTATTTACCGCCTTGAAGGGAATCCCCCAAGACGGTACCCATTCCCAAGTCAATCTGATGTCCTGGCTTAAGAAGCAGGCAAATACTGTTTGGTATGGGTATACATGGAGTTCTTTAGATATCTCTGCAGCTACGGATTCGATACCTATACAGTTGTATAAGATTCTTATTACGTCTGTATATGGAGGAGGATCTAAAGCTATAGCTATAGCCGATGAGGCTATTGACCTGATGGTCGATAGGGACTTTACTGTCACCTTCGATAAATCCACAGGAGCTAAGGAGTCTCTTCTCACATCCGTACCTAATACGGTGCGTTATGGTCGGGGTCAGCCTATGGGCTGTCTCGGATCATTCGCATTATTGGCACTATGGAATAATTCATGGGTTCAGTTCGCCGCTTGGATGGTTACCGGTAAGGTACATACAAGCTATGGTGTGACCGGTGATGACGTTGTCAT